TGCTGTAGTACAAGCTCGTGCAAGTAACGGAACTAGTTTTGTAGACGCCGCGTCAATTGTATTTGCCATAGATGGAACACCCGGTGCGGGAAATGATATGCCGGGGCGTATTGTGTTTGGCACAAGCTCTGATGGCAGCGCCACTGTTACAGAACGCGCCCGTATCGACTCCAGCGGTAACTTGCTTGCTGGCGGTGCGACAGCAGCCTTTGATGCGGGAGACTCATCTAATAGTAGTGGGCAGGGCGTCAACATATCGCAAAGTGCTTATCGCCCCTTGCAGGCATATGCGGCAAACGGAACAGTAGCAGCATTTAAACGAAATGGTAACAATGGTGCGGTTATTGTTTTTGCGCGTGGCAGCGTTGGAGAAGTTGGAAGCATATCTGTCAACACCACCGCTACCGCTTACAACACATCCTCTGACTACCGCCTAAAAAACACCATCGCTCCAATGACAGGCGCTCTGGCAAAGGTGGCGCTGCTCAAGCCGTGTACATATAAATGGAATCTAGACGGCAGTGATGGTCAAGGCTTTATTGCCCATGAACTGGCTGAAGTTGTTGAAGGCTGCGTTTCCGGCGAGAAAGACGCAGTAGACGCTGATGGCAAGCCACAGTACCAAGGCATCGACACCAGTTTCTTGGTCGCCACACTGACAGCGGCAATTCAAGAACAACAAGCCCTCATCACAGCCCTGACAACCCGCATTACCGCACTTGAGTCTGCGCCATGAACGAACTAACCCCACTGCGTACAGCATCAGCTTAACAAGAAACGGACTGTGTAAATTGTGGACGCTCTGCCTCCTTCACCGCCAGTGGCACAAGCCCCTGCGCCCGTATTTGAGTGCGTAAGGTGGAGTTGGTCGTCTGATAGGTTGCAGGTCTGGTGTTTAAAGTGGCGGGAAAAAGGCAAGCCTGAACCCAAGAAGGTAGCGGAAAGTGATTGATCCACTCACGGCCCTAGCAGGTATACAGGCAGCAGTTGCGCTCATCAAGAAAGTCAGCAAGACTGTTGACGATGTATCGTCTCTTGGCCCTGTGCTGGGCAAGTATTTTGATGCGAAGTCCACGGCTACCAAGGCTGTTGTTCAGGCTAAGAAGTCCAAGTCCTCAATGGGAACTGCCATTCAGATTGAGATGGCCTTGGATCAGGCTAAGCGGTTTGAAGATGAGTTGCAACTCCTGTTCATGCAGTCCGGCAAGGTTGATGTTTGGAACAAGATCAAGTCCAGAGCCGCAGCGATGGATGTCGAGTCTGCCCATGATGCACGCAGAGAAAGAGAAGCTGCGGAGAAACACAAGAAAGAGCTTGATGAGATTGTTGAACTATCCTTGCTGGGGCTGGTTTTTCTTGTCATGATTGGGGCCATCGTGTACTTTGTCTTTGGCATTCTCAAGCAATGCGGCGGTAACTGCTGATGGCAACCGACGAGCGCCTCAATCTAGTTGACAAGGTGCTGGCTTACGTCAGCAGCCCGTTCCGTCTCTTTGCAATGGTGTTGATGGCTGTCCTGACCTTTGCAGGGTACTTTGTATATACAAATCAAGAGCTTTTGATTGGCGCTTACAAGGAGTCTAAGAAGATTCCAAGCATTGCAGAAGACAGAGTAGAAGACGCTGCCGCGCATTTGTTCAAGCAGTCCGGTGCTTTGGTGGTTGCAATCTTCAAAGTAAACTCGATGTTTGGCACCCGGATCGTGCACCGCGCCTACGGCAAAAACGGCAGAGACAAAACGAATGACGGGCTGGACGTGGGCCTGTTCAGCCAAAACGCTGCCAACAATGCTGATGTTGTCAAGCTGATGGCCAACGAGATTCCCTGTGGCGAATACAGATCGGCACAATCAGAGATGGGTCTATGGTATGTCGCACGGGGCGTTGCGTTTACCTGTCGTATCAGTGTCCCACCTGAACCGGGGAGGTTTGTTGGCCAGATCACGGTTGGCTGGGCTACCCAGCCAGAGGACATGGAGAGCACCCGCGCCATGTTACAAATTGCAGCAACAATGCTTTCTAGGAGTAAACAATAATGTTCCCCCTCACAGCCCTATTAGAAGTTGGTGGCAAGCTCATTGACAAGCTCATCCCTGATCCACAAGCTAAAGCCAAAGCACAAATGGACTTAGCTCAGATGGCGCAGGACGGTGAGTTAGCCAAGATGGCAAACGACACGGACTTGTACAAAACCGAACAAAACAATCTGACCGAACGCTTAAACGCGGACATGTCTTCAGACTCTTGGCTGTCCAAGAACATACGCCCCATGACGCTGGTTGCCATCTTTGTAGGCTACTTTACGTTCGCCATGATGAGCGCTTTTAAACTAGATGCCAACGAGGTCTATGTCACATTGCTGGGCCAGTGGGGTATGCTGGTGATGAGCTTTTATTTCGGGGGTAGAACTCTGGAAAAAATCATGGACATGAAAAGTAAAAAATGACACCTAATTTTACCCTTGCGGAACTGACCGCTACAAGCCACAGACAATTTGACAATACACCTAATGACACAGAAACCGCCAACCTTCAGCGCCTTGCAGAATTTCTTGAGCAAGTCAAAACAGTACTTGGAGGAAAACCCATCATGGTCAACAGCGCCTTCCGGTCAAAACAAGTCAACGACAGCGTTGGCTCCAAAGACACGAGCCAGCATAGGATCGGCTGCGCGGCAGATTTCCGTGTTCCCGGGATGACTCCTGATGCTGTGGTACGCGCAGTCATTGATGCGGGTTTACCCTTTGACCAAATCATCCGTGAGTTTGACGCTTGGACGCACATTAGCGTGACAAACACACCAGACGGAACCCCACGTAGGCAGGCGCTTATCATTGATAGGGCGGGCACTCGACCTTTTGCCTGATACGTGGGAAAATGAATCATGCCACTTTCCAAAGTAATCTTTAAAGCCGGAGTCAATAAAGAAAACCCTCGATACACCAGTGAAGGCGGGTGGTACGAGTCGGACAAGGTTCGTTTTCGCCAAGGCAGTGCAGAAAAGATTGGCGGTTGGACACGCATTAGCACAGCATTTTTCTTGGGCATCTGCAGATCTTTTTGGAACTGGGTGACGCTGGGCAGTCAGAACTTGATAGGTGTAGGAACAAATTTAAAGTTCTACATCAATCAGGGGGGCGCGTACTACGACGTCACCCCGATCCGCGCTTCGTCCACCATCAACAACAATCCGTTTGTAGCGACAAACGGCTCTGCAGTTATTACCGTAACGGACACGTCGCACGGTGCAAGCACAAATGATTTTGTAACCTTTACTGGGGCTGTTGGTCTTGGTGGCAATATTACGGCAGCGGTGCTTAACGCAGAGTACCAAGTAACTGTTTTAACTGCAAACACCTACACCATCACAGCTTCTGCAACAGCCAACGCAACAGATGCCTCAGGCTCACCCGGCGGCGGCGCGTCAGTTGTAGCGGCTTATCAAGTATCGGTAGGCCCAGAAATACAACAGGCTCTGGTTGGCTGGGGCGCAGGAGGCTGGGGCCTTGGCGGTTGGGGCGTGGGCCTTACCACCCCTAATGCTCTAAGATTGTGGAATCAACGTAATTTTGGTGAGGACCTACTTTTTGGCCCTCGCGGGGGCGGTATTTTTCTTTGGGACGCAACAACAGGCGTTGCGGCGCGTGGTGTGAACCTGACTACGTTGGGGGATGCGGATACCCCTGTGGCCGTCAACTTCATCCTAGTTTCCGATACATCTCGGTTTGTGCTGTGCATTGGCACAAACGACTATGGCTCCGGAACAATTGACCCCATGCTGATTCGTTGGTCAGATCAAGAGGACGCCTTTACCTGGACCCCTGTTGTCACCAACCAAGCAGGCAGTCTGCGCTTGTCAAGCGGGTCCGTGATCATTACCGCTGTACAAACACGGCAAGAAATTGTTGTGTTTACAGATCAAGCGCTTTACTCTTTGCAGTATCTTGGTCCTCCGTTTGTATGGGGAGCGCAGTCTCTGGGAGACAATATTTCTATTGCAGGGCCGAACGCCGTGGCCCTTGCTTCGGGCATCATTTATTGGATGGGGGTAGACAAGTTCTATGCCTACGATGGTCGGGTACAGACTCTTGTTTGTGACCTGCGCAGGCACGTTTTTAATGACCTGAACATAGATCAGTCACTTCAGATATTTGCAGGGACCAGTGAAAGTTTTAACGAGATTTGGTGGTTTTATTGCTCTGCCAACTCCACTGAAGTAGACAAATATGTTATTTACAACTACCAGGAAAGGATCTGGTACTACGGTGAGCTTGGCCGCACCGCGTGGCTGGATTCGGGCTTGCTCAGCTTTCCGATTGCGGCCACTTACTCAAAGAACATTGTCAATCACGAAGACGGCGTGGACGATAACCAGACCGCCACGCCCACCGCGATTGAAGCGTACATTTCTTCAGCGGAGTTTGACATTGAGGACGGTCACAATTTTGCAGAGGTTTGGCGCATGTTGCCTGATTTGACCTTTGACGGCTCTACCGCGAACTCTTCTCCAGAGCTTGAAATAACTCTGTTTGGTTTGACCAACTCCGGTTCAGGGGTTACGTCTCAGCAAAGTGGAACAGTGGTTAAAGGCTCTACCTTTGTGGTCACAGAAGAATTTACTGGCCAAATAAACACCCGTGTAAGGGGAAGACAGATGATTTTAAAAGGCGGGTCCACGAAGCTAGGAACTACATGGCAGCTTGGCGCAACGCGGCTCGATATCCGCAAAGACGGGAGAAGGTAGATGGCAGAACTTAGCGCGGCCCCTCCCAGCCTTCCGTTGGCTCCGGAAGAGTATGACCGGCGTTACCAGGACCAGCTAAACAGCGTGCTTCGCTTGTTTTTTGCTCGACTCAGCACTCCTGGGAACATGGGCGGTGCAACCTTAAATTTGGATCTGGCCACTTTGCCAACACAAGCTGATTTACCAAATCTTAGGCTAGGGGACGTGTATCGGGACACGCAGGACGGGGTGCAGGCGACCAGTCAAATGCTTCGCATAAAAACGTCGTAGCGCTTTACAATCAAC